AAAGCGTGAAGGAAGTGATCGTTTCGACCGATGCGGGCTACTGGTTCCAGAACTGCGTAGCGTAAGAATAAACCAGGAGGCCATCAGGCCAATGCCGAGAACCTCCCCGGTCAGCGTGCTGGCTGGGGAGTTTTGTTAAAAACCCAAGGAGAATTTCATGGCCAAGAAAACATACAGCGTCATCACGGCGATCGAGCACAACAACGAACGTTACGAAGCCGGTTCGCAGATCGATCTGGACGACAAGCATGCGGAACCGCTCTATGCGGTCGGCGCGATCTCTGCCCCGCAGGAGCCCGCCGAGGACGAATCTTCCGGCAAGGGCAAAAAGACCAAAGGTTGATTTTTCGCCACATTAAAAAATGACCTACGCCACCCAGCAAAACATGATCGACCGCTTTGGCCAGCAGGAGCTGATCGAGCTGACCGACCGTGCCAACCTGGGCGTGATCGATGCCACGGTGCTGGCCAATGCGCTGGACGATGCCGATGCAGAGATCAATGCCTACCTGACCGGGCGCTACGCGCTGCCGCTGGCCAGCGTGCCGCCGGTGCTGGTGAAGTTCGCCGCCGACATCGCGCGCTACCAGCTCTACGACGCGCGTGCTTCCGAGCAGGTCAAGGCGCGCTACGACGATGCGATCAAGTTCTTCAAGGCGCTGGCAAACGGAACGGTGTCGCTCGGCCTGGACGGGCTGGACGTGCCGGTTGCGGACACCGGCGGCGTGCAGGTCAAGGCCAGCGACCGGGTATTCAATGCCGGTAGCCTGGCGGATTACTGATCATGCTGCTGCAGCCGATCGCCAATCAGCTCATCGCGCAGGTGACGGATTTTCGCAAGGTGGCGGGTGCGGCGAATTTCGCGGCGGCGCAGGAAGACCTGAAGGCCACGCCGTCCGCCTACGTGATCCCGCTTTCCGATGTCGCGCAGCGCAACACGTTGGTCGGCCTCAGCGTCTCGCAGCGGGTGATCGAGCGCTTCGGCGTGATACTCGCGGTGGACAACAAGCGCGACGTGCGCGGCGATGCGGTGAACGCCGTGCTGGAGCCGATACGCGCCGCGACGCTGGTGGCGTTGCTGGGTATGGTCCCGGCAACAGATTACGACCCGGTGCTTTATGCGGGCGGCAGGTTGCTGCTGCTGGATGTGTCGGTGATGTGGTGGCAACTGGAATTCACCACCGGATATTTCGAAAGGAAGGTTTGACATGAGCAAGGAAAAGACCAATGCCACGAACAATACCGCATCGGCAATAGCGAAGCCCGTCACGGCTGAAGTTCCTCCCGCGAGTTCTGCGGCTGGCGTGCCAGCAAACCCGGCTGCCGACCAATACCACGGCAAGGGCGGCAGCTATGTGCTGGATGAATTGACGCAGACGCGCCGGCCGAATGAAACCAACCAGGAGACCAAGCCATGAAATTACGCATCACGTCGCTGCTCACCAAGATCGAGACCACGTATGGCTCCGATTCCGTTCCGACCGGCGCGGCCAACGCGGTGCTGCTGCGCGGGCAGCCAACGCTCAACCCGATGGAGATGCCCGAGGACAAGCGCAACCTGATCCTGCCGTATTTCGGCAACCAGGGATCGATGCTGTCTTCCGCCGCGTTCGGCCAACTGGATTACGAGATCGAGCTGGCCGGTTCCGGCGTGGCCGCGACCCCGCCGCCATACAGCCACATTTTGCGCGGATGCGGCCTTTCGGAAAACATCAACGCATCGGCCGTGACCGGTACCGCGCAAGCGGGCGGCTCCACGACCACGATCAAGCTGGCCGCCGCCGCTTCTGCTGTGGACGATTTCTACAACGGCTTCCCGATCAATATTACCGCCGGTACCGGCAACGGCCAGAGCGGCATCATCATCGACTATGACGGCACCACCAAGATCGCCACGGTGGTATCGGCCGCATGGGTGGCGCCGGACGCGACCAGTTCCTACAGCATCGGCGCGGGCGTGGCCTACCGTCCGGCGACATCCGGCCTGGAAGGCGTCAGCAAGTACTTCAACATCGACGGCGTGCTGCACAAGTTCCTCGGTTCGCGCGGCAATGCATCGTTCAATGTCGGCGCGGACAAGATCCCGTTCGCCAGGATCACGATGCAGGGCATCTACCAGCCGGTGGTCGACGATGCGGCGCCCACGGTGGTCGTGTCGGGCTGGCAGCGGCCGGCGATCTCGAACGTCATCAACACGCCGTTCTTCGGCTTGCATGGCTACTCGGCCGCTGCGCTGGACAGCCTGACGCTGGATCTGGGCAACGAAATAACCAGGGTGTCGCGCATCGGCGCGGCGCAGCGCGTGGACCAGAACGACCGCATGATGGTGGGCAGCGTCAGCATGGAAGCAGTGGCGGTGGCCACCAAGGATTGGTTCGCCGCCGTGAAGGCCGGAACGAAGGGTTCGCTCGGGCTGATCAACGGCCTTACGGCCGGCAACCGGTTCGCGATCTGCGCGCCTTCGGTGACGCTCAAGCAGCCCAAGTACGCCGACAGCGACGGCACGGCGATGATCCAGATGAACATGGACGTGTCGCCGGTGAGCGGCAACGACGAGTTCGCGTTCTGCACTTACTGATAAAGGAAAAGCATGTTCAAGCTCGACGACAACGAAGAAACGATCATCCGCAACTGGCCCGTGGTGATCGCAGTTCCGCAGGACGGCGGCAACACAGCGAAGCACGAGATCGCGGTGGATTACCTGCTGCTGCCGCAGGACCAGCTCGACGACCTGGTGGCCTCTTCGCGCGAGGGCGACGGCAGCATCGATGCCGACATCCTGCGCCGCGTGGTCAAGCGCGTTTCAGGCGTGGCGGACGCGGAAGGCAAGGCGCTCGATCATTCACCCGAATTGCTGGACCGCATGATCAGGAAGCCCTACGTGCGCAGCGCGATGATATCCACCTATTTCGAGGCGACCAGCGGCAGGAAGGCCAAGCGAAAAAACTGATCGAGGCCGCGCGCCGCTGGGCGGCAGGGCCTACCGGCTGGGGCGCGGCAGAGATTGAGAAACGGCGGCAGGACCTGCGCGACCTGAAGCTGGACGAGGCGCAGATCGACGCGATGCTCGGCGCGGAAGACGGCGGCGATCAGGACGAGGATGCCTTCCTGGTGATGCCGGAGAACTGGGACGGCGTGCGGGTGTTTCTGGCGTTAAGCCGTTGCTGGCGCGTGGACGGGTTTAACGGCCTGCACCTCGGGCTGGACCGCCCGGCGATCGAGAGCACGCTGCGCCTGATGGCGATCCCGGCCGACCGGCACCGGGACATCTTCGAGGATCTGCGCATCATGGAAAGCGCGGCATTGCCGGCACTGAACAAGGGTTGACTCTATATATATATGTCAGACGATCTGATTTTTGGCGTAAGGATGGACGGCGAAGGCAACCTGGCCGGCGAGGCCAAGGCTGCGCGCGGCGAGATCGACAAACTCAAAAAGTCGACCGACGAACTGGGTGCGTCGGCGCAGCGCACAGCCGCACAGACCAAAAGCTATTGGCAGGAAGAGCAGCGGCTGGCCAACGCCAGGGCGCAAGCCTGGCTGAAAGGCAGCGCCGAGGCCGACATCGCCAACGACAAGGCGTGGGCATTGGCAAATGGCTACAAGCAGGTCGGGAATTCCATCGTCAAGAGCGGCGCCGATTCCGCCGGCGCGATGGAAAGACTTGGGTTGAATACCCAGTATGCGCGGCGCGAGATGTTGCAGTTGGGCAAGGAGACGGTCAGCGGCGATTTCGGGCGGATGCCGCAAACCTTCATGTCCTTGGTGACGCATTCGAATTTGTGGAAATTGGCGCTGTCGCCGATCGGCTTGATGATCGGCGGTATTACCGCCGCCGCCGTTGCCGGCGGGATCGCGTGGTACAACTGGGGTAGGTCCGCCGAAGAAGCCTTGAACAGGGCCACCGCTGCAGCCAAAGAATCCGAGGCAGCCGCCAAAGCGGCAATGGCTGGAGTGATACAAACCGATGAGGAAAAACTCGCCGATCTGCAGGGAAAGATCGACGGCGCGCAGGGGTTGCTGGATTGGGCACTGAAAAGACGCTCGGAAATAACTGCGCAGACTAGCAGCAGCGAGGCGCTGCAGATCGGCAAAGATGTACTGGAACGAAGAAAGGAATTGGCGGCATTGCAGAGGCAGGTAGACCAGGTGCAGGCGTCGATGGCCGCGCATGATGAAAAGATCGCAAAAAAAACCGGCGGCGAGACAGCCAAACGGCTGAAGGAAGAACGGGAAGCTCAATTAAAAGCTTATGTGGAGGCTTTTAATGAAAGGATCAGGCTGGCCGATGAGGCGCATGAGGCGGAGGTACGCAATTCTGTTTATCTGATGAACCTGAAGACCAGTGCCGCAGAACAGGAACGCGAGGCGGCCGAGAAATTCGCCGCCCAGCAAAAAAAAGACTACGAGGAGCTGAACCGCACGCTGACCGACGCGCTGATGCGTGGCTTCGAGTCGGGCAGTTCGTTCGCGCGCAATTTCGTCAACACAGTGCAGAACCTGTTCAACACGCTGGTGCTGCGCCCGGTTGTGTCTGCGATCATGTCGCCGGTCTCCAGCGCGATCAGCGCCGGGGCCGGTTCGCTCGGATTGTCCAACGTGGCCGGTGCATCCGGCCTGATCGGTGCGGAAATAGGCGGTTATTCTGCGGCGCAGGGCGCGCTGTATTACCAGGGCGGCGGCACCATTTCTGGTGCGTTTGCCGGCAGCACGTCGGCCGGCCTCGGCGCGACCGCTGCTGCTGTTGCGCCATATGCGGCAGCGGCTGCGGCAGCTTATGTGATCGCCAAGTATGGCTTCGGCTGGGGCAACGAGCGCGAGAACGTCGGGCCGCAGCGGCTGGCCGGCACGTTCGATCGCGGCGGTTTCACCGGCAATTACGCGCAGGACTGGAAGGTCGAGGGCGGATGGTTCGGCGGCGGCTCCGGCGGCACCGACCTGATCCCGCTGACTGCGGCGCAAAGTGCGGCGTTCAAGTCCACCGTGAACGAACTGCAGAAGATCTACGATGCGCTGGGCGACACCATCGGCGATACAGCCATCAAGACCCAGCAATGGAGCGTCAAGGTAAATCAGGCGGG